TTTAAAACTTGCAAAAGAAAAGGCACAGAAAGAGCGTGAAATAGCAGATGCTCAATATGATTTATTACAAGAATTAAGAAATACAGACCAAGAACAAGAGATTTACGAGTTAACAAAGTCTTACGATGCTAAGTTTGAATTAGCAATGGGTAACTTTGAACTAGAAAAAGCACTAGAAGAAAAGCAAAAAGAGGAGTTAGCTGCTATAAATCAAAAGTATATTGATATTGAGAATGAGCAAAACGCTAAACAAAAAGCTAAAGAAGATGAATTAAATGCTAAAAAGTTAGCAGATGAAAAACAGTTACAAGATGCTAAGTTTGAAGCAGTAAGTAACACTTTAAGTGCTATTGGTAACTTAGCAGAGTTATTTGCTGGAAAATCTAGAAAACAACAAGAGAGAGCTTTTAAAATACAAAAGGCTGCCAACATTGCGAGTGCTACAATAGATACTTACAAGGCTGCTACTGGTGCTTATGCTTCTTTAGCTGCTATACCACTTGTTGGACCCGCTTTAGGTGCTATTGCTGCTGGTGCTGCTATAACTGCTGGTTTACTTAATGTTAAAAATATAACTTCTCAAAAGTTTGATGCTGGTAGTGCTTCAGGTGGTGGAGGTTCTGCACCTAGTATAGGAGGTGGCTCAACTCCTCAATCAATACAACCTAGTTTTAATATTGTAGGTGATAGTGGTGTTAATCAATTAGAAGCTTTAAAATCACAACCTAGCAAAGCTTATGTAGTTAGTGGAGAAGTTAGTTCTGCTCAAGCACTAGATAGGAATAGACAAAGAAATGCAACATTATAAACCAATTTTAGTTAATAGATATGAAACTACAAGAAATTGAACTAACAATAAAAGACGAGAGTGAGGATGGTGTTTTTGCTATTAGTCTAGTAGATAGTCCAGCAATAGAGGAAAACTTTGTTATGCTGTCTAGTCAAGAAGTTGAATTGAAAATACTAGATGAAGAAAAACGTATAGTAGTTGGATTTGCTTTAGTGCCTGAAAAACGTATTTACAGAAAGGTAAAAGATAAAGAGTTTAACATCTTTTTCACTAAAGAAACTATCGCTAAGTCTAGTGAACTTTTTATGAAGAAACTTAATCTAAACAAATTCACAACCGAACACGAAAAAGAAGTACAAGGTATTAACGTGATTGAATCGTGGATTGTTGAAGATGCTAAAAACGATAAGTCTAATATCTATAATTTAGGTGCTAAAGGTGGAGAATGGGTTGTGATGTCTAAGATATACAACGATGAAGTATGGAATGAAATTAAACAAGGCAAATTCAAAGGTTATTCTATTGAGGGTATGTATGATGGATTTGATAAGTTAAAAGCATCTCAAGAAGTTGAAGAGTGCGAAACTGTAAAAGAGATTAAAGAATTTTTAAAGACTGTATAATGGCTAAGATATCAAATTTAACAGAATTAACAACTGCAACTAATGATAGTGTACTTGTTATAAATGATGGCACACCAACAACTAAAAAGATTACAGTAGCTAATTTAAAAGCTAGTTTAGGGTTGCCAAGTAGATACCTTTACGCTACTATATCTCAAACATCTACTAATGCACCAGTAATGACTGTTATTAAAAATACTTTAGGTTACACACCTACTTTTCTATATGATAATGTAGGAAGTTATTCAATGCTATTTAATGAGAGTTTAAATAGTACAGAGTGGTTAATTCTAAACGGAGGTGATAAGTATTCTTATGTAAATTCTGTTAGACTTTCAGGTGGAGGAGTGAAGATTGAAACATTTAATGGTGCAACTAAAGCAGATGGTAAATTATTAGATATGTCTATTAAGATAGAGTATTATGGCTAATGAACTTCCAACGTTTGTAAGATACAAAGAAGTTACTACTTTGGATGGTACGGAGTCTATTTATTTAGATGCTAGTGATAGCAATGTGCCTAAAAGAATAGACTATTTAAACTTTGTTAATTCAATAGGTGGAGATATTAATATAGGTAGTGGAAACATAGTATTTGTTAATTCAAAGAACGATTTACCCACACCAGTATCAAACGTTATAACTTTAGTTGATAATGTTACTTATTACTTTACTACAACAGTAGACTTGTTAGGAGATAGATTAGTAGGTGGAGAAAACACAGTTATATTAGGTTCTTCATCTGAGAATAGCAGAATAAAATCAACTGGTTTAGGTGTTGGTATTGCTTTATTCACAACAGAATGGACAACTCCAATAAGACACGTTACATTTCAAGACGTTGACACTGCTTTAGATATTGATGGAAGTGTTAACCCTCCTTTAGCTTTAGATTGGACTGGTGTAAACTTCTTAAACGTGCCTAACATAGGTTTAATTGATACTGCTGACAACTTTATATTTTCTAAGGGTGCAATATTAAATAGTCAAAACTTACAATTTGATGGTAGTCATGGGACGATAGGTATAGATAATAGTATTTTTGTAGGTAGTGGGAGTTCTGGAAACATACTTGATGTGTTGGCTGGGTGTACAATAACAAGAAGATTTAGATTAATATATTCATCTGTAATAGCTTTTGGTTCTAGTATTGGTATAAATGTAAATGCAAGTGCTACAATACCAACGGAGGGTTACATCTTAGATACTATTAATTTTAGTGGTGGAGGTACTTATTTAAGTGGTGTTGATTATACTGATAATAAAACACGTTTTGTTAATTCTAAAGGTATAGAGAATACAGCAGAGATAGGAAACTATTTTATGACTAATAATGCAACTGCTACAACTATAAGTACAGTTGATACTGCTGTAAAAGCATCAGGTACAACAACAGCGAATGCAATAAATCAAAAGTTTACTCACACCGATAATAGACTTACCTATGTAGGTGCTTTAATTCGTGATTTTCAAGTAACTGCTACTATTTCTTTAACAAGTGGAAACAATAAAGTGATTGGTGTTTATGTGGCTAAGAATGGAGTAGTAATTCCTAGTAGTGAAATGTATTCAACAACATCGGGAACGGGTCGTGCTGAATCATTAACTTGTCAAACAATTTTAGAGTTAAATGAGAATGATTACGTTGAAATATGGGTTGAAAATTCAAGTAATTCAGATAACATAACTGTTGAGTATCTAAATGTAATATGTAAATCTTTAAATTAAATATAATGGCAAAAAAGAAAACAGAAAGTTTGACAAGTCCTAAGGGTGGTAAACGTGGGTGTTTATGTGACGATGGTAAGTATAGAGCAGAATGTTGTGATGGTACTTTACAGAATCAAGGCATTGGTAACACAACAGAACAAAGCGAAAGTGTAAAGGTAGACAATAGAGCAGCACGTTCTAATAGCTACTCAAGAGGTTAAAAATGTAACAGTTAAAATTTAAATAGTTAATTAGTATGAAAAAAGAAGTAAAAGATGCTTTAAACACACTTAAAATGTTTTTAGGTATGGAAGTAAAGCTAGAACAAATGATGTTAGTAGATGGTGTGACAACTATTGAATTTGACATTTTAGAGGCTGGACAATCTGTTATGATTGTAAACGAAGAGGATAGAGTTCCACTTCCTATTGGTGAGTATGAATTACAAGATGGTCAACTTTTAAAAGTTTTAGAAGATGGTATCATTGGTGAAATTGGTGCTAAACAAGAAGAAGTTGAAGAGCCTGAAACTCCTGAAGTTGAAGAAGAAGTTGAAATGGAAACTGAAAAGCCAGTTGCTAAGAAAGTAGTTGAGTCAACTGTAAAAGAAACTCACTTTTCTAAAGAAGAAAAAGAAAACTTAGAAAAAGAGATTGAAGAGTTAAAAGCTAAGATTACAGAACTTTCAAAAGTTGAAGAAGAAGTTGAAGAGGTTAAAGTTGAATTGAGCGAGGAAGAAGTTAAACCAATCACTTTCAATCCTGAAAACAAACAACAAGTAGAAGTAGTAAAATTAGGTAAAGGGAATTCAAAAATTAGTAACATACTAGAACAAGTTTATAAATTTAAATAACAAACAAAAATGGCGACAACAACAAACGTAACGACTACATACGCTGGTCAAGATTCAGGTAAATGGGTAGCAGCTTCATTGCTTTCTGCACCAACTTTATCAAAAGAATTAGTAACTATCATGCCTAACGTAAAGTATAAAGCTATACTTCACAAATTAGCAACTGATGGACTTTTAAAAGATGCTTCATGTGATTTCACTGCAACATCTACTGTAACTTTAACTGAGAGAGTTATTACTCCAAAAGAATTACAAGTTAACGTACAACTTTGTAAATCTGATTTTGTTGATACATGGGAAGCAATTGAAATGGGTTACTCTGCTCACGATGTACTACCTAAATCTTTTGCTGATTATCTTTTAGCTTACATGGCTGAGAAAGTTGCTGCTGCTAATGAGGTTGCAATTTGGAATGGTGCTACTGGAACAAGTGGTGAGTTCGATGGTTTCATGACATTGTTAACTACTGATGCTGCTTTACCAGCTGCAAACGAGGTTGCTGGAACTACTTTAACTGCTGCTAACATTGTTACAGAATTAGGAAAAGTTGCAGATGCTATCCCAGCTGCTGTATACGGTAAAGAAGATTTAAGAATCTATGTATCACAAAATGCTTACAAATTATATGTACGTTCACTAGGTGGATTTGGTGCTTCTGGTTTAGGTGGGAATGGTTACGATGCTAAAGGTAATAACCAAGCATACGGAGACTTAATGTTTGATGGTATTCCATTAGTAGTAGCTGAAGGACTTACTGCAAATCAAATGTTAGCTGCTGAAAAATCAAACTTATTCTTTGGAACTGGTTTACTTTCAGACCAAAATGAAATTAAAGTTATTGATATGGCAGAATTAGATGGGAGTAAAAATTGTAGAATAATTATGCGTATGACCGCTGGTGTTCAATATGCAAATGTTGAAGATATTGTGACATACGGAATCACAAACGCTGCAAATTAATAATAATTAAATTTCAAATTAAGGGAGGGGTAAAATACTCCTCCTTTTTTTATAACTTAAAACTTTAAAAATATGGCTTGTTTAATAGCAAATGGTCGTGCGGAGGTTTGTAAAGATGTAGTTGGTGGTTTAGAAGCTATCTACTTCATTAATTACGGAGATATTACTGCTAAGACCTATGATGTTACAGATACAGATATGATTGCAACCGTAACTGGTGTATCTAACTTGTATAAATTTGAATTAAAAGGTACTAACTCATTTGAGCAAACTATCACATCTTCTAGAGAAAATGGAACTACATTTGTAGAGCAAACTTTATCAATTCAATTGAAAAAGCAAGATGCTGCTACTACTAAGAATGTAAAGCTTTTAGCTTATGGTAGGCCAAACATTGTTGTTAAAGACAATAACGGTAATTTCTTTTTAGCTGGACTTGAAAGAGGTATGGATGTAACTACTGGTACTATATCTAATGGTACTGCATTAGGAGATTTTAATGGGTATTCTTTGACTTTTGTAGGTCAAGAAAAAATACCAGCAAACTTCTTAGATTGTTCTACTGAAGCAGAGTTAATTACTTTGTTTAATACTGCTACTATCGTTGCTTCATAAGTAATGTAATAGAAATGAAAAAGGCTACTCGATTTGGGTAGCCTTTTTTTTGTTAAAACTTATAACATTCCATAAGAAACATTAAAACGTTTTCTTATTTCATTGTTAGGTGTAATATTCACTAAGGTCAATGCTATTTTCAACCTCATTGCCCCAAGCATCCCAACCTTGTAAGTTTTTTCTTGAAAACATTTCTAACTTATTCTCAAAATTAAATATCTTTTCAATTCTATCTATTGTTTCTAATGGCTTTTTGCTGTGCTTTGTTCTTTCAGCTTCAATTAATTGAAATATATTTTTAGCTTTTCGTTTATCAAACATTTTTCCCTTTGTTGCCAATAAACATATTTCCGTGTTCTTCATAGTCCAAGCACCCAAATTAGCACAAGTCTTTCCGTTTTTTGTTATTTTCTTCCACACAAAAACAACCGTTCTATATTTAAAACCCCATTTTTCAAAAAGTTCAAAAGCAAAAGGCAAATGGAAATCTGTAACCCACATAAACAAAGCACAATCATCAGCAGAAATGTTTTCAATTGGTAATTCTTTAATTTGGTTAATGGTCATAGTATTATACTGCTTATTTAGTTCTCTGCTTTTTCTACCATTATCTTGATAAACAGAATTACCAAACTTCCAGGCTGGGTCTGCGTAAATTATATTGTATTTTTTCATCTTTCGTTCTTTTAATCCGTTTACACTACACCTAACAATGTGTATAGTGCATTAAAACGTTTTCTTATTTCATTGTTATTCCTTTATAAACGTTCCATCAACTAACTTACCTTTACGCTCTTTTATCTCATTGTAGGCACT